CGGCTTGGCAAGAAATTGATCCAGGTGTATCTAATGTATGGACTGAGGTTGATTTAGCAGCTTAATGATAGTACAATATTAATTTAACAGGAGAATTTTAAATGGCATCAAGTTATACTACAACACTTGGAATCGAACTAATGGTGACAGGGGAAAACTCTGGAACGTGGGGTGATAAAACAAATACCAACTTAGACATCATAGAACAATCCCAAGGATATTTATCGAAATCAATCGCAGGTGGAGCACAAACTACTGCATTAACAATTACTGATGGAGCAACTACAACTTCTGATGCAAGAAATTTAATTATAGAGTTAACAGGAACTATTACAGGAAATCAAATCGTAACCGTACCTGATGGAATTGAAAAAAATTATTTTTTTAAAAATAATACAACAGGTGCTTTTACTGTTCAAATTAAAACAGCTTCAGGCACAGGTTTTACTTTTGCGGCTGCAGATAAAGGAACAAGATTAGCTTATACAGATGGAACTAATCTAGTTGATGTTAACGCAGCTATTACAACAATAAATCAATTCACATTACCTGCTGCTGATGGCACAAATGGACAAGCTTTAATTACTGATGGATCAGCTAATTTAAGTTTTGGTGATGCTGGAATTTCAACAGGGAAGGCTATTGCAATGGCCTTAGTATTCGGTTAATATAGGAGATAATTATGGCAAACCCAAATATAGTAAATGTAACATCAATTTTAGGTAAAACGGATACGTTTGCCTTAACTACAAGTTTAACAACAACACTTTTAACTGCAGCTACAGATAAAGTTTATAAAATTAATTCAATTATGGTTGCTAACATTGACGGCACAAATGCTGCGGATGTTACAATCACTTACAACGATCAAACAAACACTAGAGCAATAGCAAGCACAATCTCAGTACCTGCAGATGCAACACTTTCTGTTGTTGGTAAAGACAACAGTTTTTATTTAGAAGAAGGTGATTCAATTGAAGGCGGCGCAAGTGCTGATGGAGATTTAGTTTGTTTAATCTCTTACGAAATTTTAGACGACGCATAGGAGGATAATTAATTATGGCTAATGGTGGAATAATAGGACCTCCAAATGCAGCTACAGGTCCAGTATGTGTTCCTGAAAATATTCAAACAATAACTGCATCTGGTTGTTACACAAAAGGTAATCCATCTGCACCTGATACTGTAGATTTAGTAGTAGTTGCTGGTGGGGGTTCTGGTGGCCCAGAGGGAGGCGGAGGAGGTGCTGGAGGACTTGTTTATATAGCTTGTTTTCCATTAGCAGCTTCTACTGTTCCAGTTACTATTGGCGGCGGTGGAACAACTGGTGGTCCATCTGCTTGTGGACCTGGAGATAATTCAGTTTTTGGTGATCCAACAAATCCTGTTACTGCTCAAGGTGGTGGCGGTGGTGGAGGATCAGGTTCACCTGGTCCAGCAAGAAATGGTAACCCTGGTGGCTCAGGTGGTGGAGAATCAAGAAATAATGGTTCAGTAGGTTCAGCTACTCAAGGAGATATTTCAGGTTTTCCATGTTCAGGTTTTGGTAATCCTGGTGGTAATTCAAATCCAACTTATCCTGGCTTAGGAGGAGGAGGAGGTGGTGCCGGAGGACTTGCTGGCCCAACCAATGGTCAATGTGGTGGTGTTGGAAAAGGAAGTCCAACGATACCTTGGATGCCTGCTTGTGTAGGAGATGGTTCTTATTTCGGCGGCGGCGGTGGAGGTTTTAGAGGTGGCCCTCCTGAAAATGGCGTTGGTGGTCAAGGTGGTGGAGGAACAAACTCTGATGGTTATGGTGGCCCGCAACCTGGTCACAGTGGAACAGCAAATACTGGTGGCGGTGGAGCTGGTGGAGGTTCTAGTTGGGGCTTCGGTGGTTCTGGTATAGTAGTTGTTAGAGAGGGTGCATTTTCAGCACCAGCAGTTTGTCCAGGAGTTTGGCAAATAAATGAAGTTTATACAAACGTTAAAAACGGAAATTGGAGTGGACAATAATGGCACATTTTTGTGAAATAAATCAAGAACGTGACCCTACTGGTTTTACTGATGACACTCTTTGGGTAGTTAAAAGAACTGTTGTAGTAAGTAATGATATTCAAACTTCTAATGGTCCTTTAGGAGAAAATGATATGCATGTTGATGGAGAAACATGGTGTCAAAACTTTTTTAAAGGTGGCACTTGGAAACAAACTTCTTACAACGGTAATTTTAGAAAACAATATGCTGGAAAAAATTTTATTTATGATAGTGCAAATGATAGATTTATAAAACCACAACCTTTTGCTAATTGGACATTAGATAATAATGGAGATTGGCAAGGACCAATTCCTTATCCAAGTGTTACAACTTATGGAGATGGAGTAAATTATAGTATATATTGGGACGAAACTAATCAAAAATGGAAAGCAAGAGATTGGGAAGAAACACCAAATGTATTTGAATGGGATCCAACTTCTTCTATTTGGATATCTACTGCCGAGTAACTCTTGTTTTTTTTTAAAAAAAATATATAAAATAATTCTAATCTAGAATTATGAATTTATATTATAAATATTGGTATTTTCAATCTGTAATTCCTGAAAGAATTTGTGATGATATTATAAAATATGGTCATCAGATGAAAGATCAAATGGGAATAACTGGTGAATTTGGAAATAAAAAATTAAATTCAAAAGAAATAAAAGATTTAAAACAAAAAAGAAATTCAAATATTGTTTGGTTAAATGATCGTTGGATATATAATGAAATACAACCTTATGTACGTAAAGCTAATAGAATGGCTGGTTGGAATTTTGAATGGCATTGGTCAGAGTCTTGTCAGTTTACAAAATATTCTAAAGGCCAATATTATGATTGGCATTGTGATAGTTGGGATAGACCTTATAAAAAAAATAAAGAAGATCCTGCAAATGGAAAAATTAGAAAATTATCAGTAACTGTTTCTTTATCTGATCCAAAAGAATATAAAGGTGGTGAATTAGAATTTGATTTAAGAAATGGTATGCCTGGTAAAAAAAATATTGTTAGATGTAATGAAATATTGCCTAAAGGATCTTTAGTTGTATTTCCTTCTCATATATGGCATAGAGTATGTCCAGTGAAAAGTGGAGAAAGAAACAGTTTAGTAATTTGGAATTTAGGTTGGCCATTTAAATAAATATGAATTATATAAATAAATATAAAGTTTTAAATTTTAAAAAACATAAAAATAAAATTATAGATTTAATATTTAAAATACCACAGACAAGTATAAAAAACATAAAAGAAAGTATTTTTCATTCTGATTGGGAGATACCAAGTACTATGAAAAGAGATTATTTAGAATATTTTTGTAAAAACATTCTTGAATCTTATTTAAATGATTTTAAATTAAAAAATAATTTTAAAAAAGTTCGAATGACTAATATGTGGTTTCAAGTATACGGCGAAGGAGATTTTCATAGTCTTCACACTCATACTAAAACTAATTTTACTAATATATTCTATATTCAATTACCTTCAGCTTCTGTTAAAACAAATATTATTAATTATGATGTTGATGTTGAAGAGGGGGACATATTATCTTTTCCAGCGTTTTTAAAACATGGATCCCCAGTTAATAAATCAAAAGATTTTAAAATTATTATATCTTTTAATATAGATGTAATTGAATAACATAAAGGAATAAATATAGTATGAAAAAACAATTACCTGCGCAGCTAAATTTAGAACAATATTTTGCTTGTCCTATTTGGTATGCAGATGCACCAGAATATGTAGATGAATTAAATAAGGCATCTGATCCATTTATTGTTTCTTCTAAAGAATCAATGAAACATATTGAAAAAAAAAGAAATAAAGAATTTGGAGATAAAGGAGATTTAGGACTTGTTTATCATTCAACCTCTTTAATAAATCAAAAAGGTTTTGAAGAATTACAAAATTATATAGGAGCAACTTGTCATAATTTATTAGGTGAAATGGGTTTTGATTTAACTAATTACGAAACTTTTATTACTGAATTATGGGTACAAGAATTTGCAAAAGATGGAGCAGGTCATCATGCTCTACATACACATTGGAACGGACATATTTCTGGTTTTTATTTTTTAAAAGGAAGTAAAAAAACATCAGCACCCATGTTTGAAGATCCTAGACAAGGTAATATGATGAATCTTTTACCAGAAAAAGATAAAACTAAAATTTCTTTTGCATCATCTCATGTTCATTATCAACCATTACCTGGTAGAATGATATTTTTTCCATCTTATATGCCTCATCAATTTACTGTAGATTTAGGATATGAGCCGTTTAGATTTATTCATTGGAACGCACAAGCTATACCAAAAGGTGTTTTAGATGCAGTTAGAAAAAAATAAAGACGAAAATAATGAACAAATAATTATTGATCCTTCTTTAGAAGGTAAACCTTTTCAAGTTATGATGGAATGGGAAAAACCTTATATGGAACATTTAATTAAAAAATTGAATCCTAATGGTCATGTTTTAGAAATAGGATTTGGTTTAGGTTATTCCGCAGATGCAATTCAAAAATATAATATTCAATCACATACTATTATTGAACCATTTTTAATTAAAGAAGTTAAAGAATGGGCTAAAAAACAAAAACATAAAGTAAGTATAGTTAAAGGTTTTTGGCAAGAACAATTAAAAAATTTAGGTAAGTTTGATTCTATATTCTTTGATGATGCTCCTACTGATACTTATAAAGATAAAACTAATATTCGAGTTTATAAATTTATTTATGAATTATTAAATAATCATGTAAATAAAAATGCAAAACTTACATGGTTTTGTGGTGGACCTATACATTTTTTATGCCACCCAAGTTTATCTTGGAGTTTAGATGAATATAAAATAGATATACCAAAAAGTTGCAAATATGTTCAGGGAGATAGATTATATGTACCTTTAATAAAATTTAAACATGGGGTGGTAAAAGCTTTAAATCAAAAAGCATTAAATAATAAATTTGAATTAGAATTAGTAAGTTAACATGATAGTAGAAAAAAATAATGTAATACATCCAAATGATTTAAAAATAATCAATAATTTAATATTAGAAACTAAAGCCTCTTTCGTATTTAAAATAAACAGCACACCTAAGTTTAAGAAAAAAGATTTCTATTTTGAACATTGTATTATTGAAAGAAAAGAAAAAATAAACAATAAAGATAGATATAAGTCCGTTCATTGTCAAAATTTTTTAAGAGTTTTTAGTTATATTTTTTCTAAATTTAAAATAAAAGAAGCTGAGATATATAGAGCAGCAATAAATTTGACGGTCAACAACTCTACAAAAAAATGTCCTATTCATTATGATCACGATTATGAACATAAACAAATATTAATTTATTTAAATGATGCTGATAAAAAATCTAAAACTGTAATATTAAATAAAAAAAATAAAAAATTAAAAGAGATAACACCTAAAAAAAATAAAGGTATTTTGTTTGATTATTTACCTCATTATCATTTTTTTCCTACCAAAGGATATAGATTAGTATTAGTTATAACATTTAAAGAAAAGGAGAACTAGAATGTCATTTAATAAAAATAAATACTCTGTTTTAAAACAAGCTATTTCAAAAGAGCTAGCAGATTTTACATATCAATATTTTTTAAATAAAAGACAAGTTGCTAAACATTTATTTGATAGTAAATATATATCACCTTTTACAGAATATTTTGGAGTTTGGAATGATGAACAAGTTCCAAATACTTATTCACATTATGCTGATATTGTAATGGAAACTTTACTTCAAAAAGTAAAACCCATTATGGAAAAACATACAAAATTAAAATTATCTGAAACATATTCGTTTGCAAGAATTTATAAACAAGGTGACGTTCTTACTAGACATAAAGATAGATTTAGTTGTGAAATATCTACCACATTAAATTTAGGAGGAGATCCATGGCCTATATATTTAGATCCTACTGGGAATACAGGTAGAGCAGGAATTAAAATAGATTTAAAACCGGGAGATATGTTAATTTATTCTGGTTGTGAGTTAGAACATTGGAGAGAAGAATTTAGAGGTAAAGATTGTGCTCAAGTATTTTTACACTATAATAATACTAATTCTAAAATAGCTAAAGAAAATTATTTAGATAAAAGACCTTTACTAGGCTTACCTGCTTGGTTTAGAAAATCTTAAAATAAATACTATAATTCAACACCTATACTAAGTATATTTTTTAAGGTAAAATAAGTGTATGGCTTTAACAAAAATACCATTTAGACCAGGATTTAATAAACAAATTACAGATACCCAAGCAGAAAATGTATGGGTTAATGGAGATAATGTGCGTTTTAGATATGGTCAACCCGAGAAAATTGGTGGTTGGTTACAAGTTAATTCTGAAACTTTAATAGGTGTCGCAAGAGCACAACACACTTTTACAGATATAGACGGACGTAAATATGCAGCTATTGGCACAAATAGATGTTTATACATTTACTATTCTAGAATATTTTATGATATCACACCAATTGATCCAGACAGACAACAAACTGGTGGGGATATAACAACTACAAATGGTTCAACAACTGTTACGATTACAACAACAGCAGCAAATAATTTAGAAATTGGAGACATTGTTACATTTGAAAATGCAGGTTCATTTACAGGAGGACAAACAGATTATACAGCAACTGACTTTGATGATGTAGTTTTTGAAGTAAAAACAATTCCTACTGCTACAACATTTACCATAGAGATGCCAACAGCCGAAACCGGTACAGGAGCAACAAATGATGGTACATTAGATCTATTGCCTTACGTACGAATAGGAGGACTTGTTCAAACATTAGGTTATGGTTGGGGAGCAGGTTTGTGGGGATCATCTACTTGGGGAACTCCTAGAACAACATCAGATACAAATATTGATCCTGGTTTTTGGTCTTTAGATAATTTTGGACAACAGTTAATAGCGACTGTTCATAATGGTAGGAGTTTTAAATGGACTCCTGTTGCAGGTGATACTGCAGCATTAACAAAAAGAGCGGTTAGTATTCCTAATAATCCAACTAAATCGGTTATGACAATTGTTTCTGATAGAGATAGACATTTAATTCATTTAGGAACTGAAACCACAATAGGTAGTCCAGCAACACAAGATAAAATGTTTATTAGATTTTCTGACCAAGAAGACATTGAAGATTATCAACCCACTTCAATAAATACTGCAGGTACTTTTAGAATTGACTCAGGTTCAGATATAAGAGGCGCAGTAAAAGGTAAAGACTACATTTTTATTGGAACTGATACTGCTGCTTATATAATGCAGTTTGTTGGTCCACCATTTACATTCTCTATTAGACAAATAGGTTCCAACTGTGGAGTTTTAGGACAAAACTCAATGGTCTTTGTGGATACTACTGTTTATTGGATGTCTGATGAGGGAGGGTTTTTTGTTTATGATGGTTCCGTTAAAAAGATAGCATGTTTAGTAGAGGATTTTGTATTTAAAACAACTGGTAACAACCCAGGGTTAAACTTTAATGCAAGTCAACAAATTTATGCAGCACATAATAGTTTGTTTAGTGAAATTATCTGGTTTTATCCAGATGCCTCAAGTCAATTTGCAAATCGAATGGTTGTTTATAATTACCAAGAAGGAACATGGACAACGGGTACTTTAGCAAGAACTTCTTATTCAGATAAAGCTGTATTTGATAAACCTTATGCTACAAAATTTGAACAGAACGTAGCTCCATCTTTTCCTGTTGTTAACGGTATTTCATCAAACCAAGGAAGAAGTATTTATTATGAACATGAAACAGGCATAAATGAAGTAGATGCTAACGGTAATAAAACAGCTATAGCAGCATTTATTGAATCTGGAGATTTTGATTTAGATGTTAATGGAGACGGAGAATTTTTTATGAAGATTAGAAGATTCATTCCAGATTTTAAAGTATTAAATGGTAATGCTAAAGTTACTTTAGATTTAAGAGATTATCCTAATGATACTGCAACTTCATCACCTCTTGGACCCTTTACTGTAACATCAAGTACAGATAAGATAGATACACGTGCAAGAGCAAGACTTGCTGCACTTAAAATAGAAAATGATTCAACAGATGAAAACTGGAGATTGGGTTTATTTAGAGTTGACACTCAACCAGATGGTAGAAGATAATGGCAAAAATTACCGTTTACATACCAGAACCTAAAGAACAATATGAAGTTACTAACCAAAGACAAATTACTGCATCTTTAGAAACATTAAAAAACCAATTAAACTTTGCTTTTCAAGAAGAGCTTAAACAAGAAATAGAACGATTTACTTGGTTTAACACAAGGTACGGTTGCTAATGTCTCAAGGATGTAACAACG